TATTATTATTGTAATGTCATATTATATTATACCATATCGTGATGCAAAAGTCAAGTATTATTTAACTTAATTGATTTACGTAGTACAGAAACCCTCAATCCATTCCAGAAATCTTCTGGGTCTTCCCCTTTAGTGAATATTTTCTTATCATATATTACTTCATATTTCATGTCCGTGTATGCTCTAGACACAGCATCTTCCACTTGTCTCCAATTGTAGTCGTCTGTGATCCAAATGAAAACATCGTCAATCATTGCGTCTAGTTTTTCAAAGATATGATATTGGTCTGTATAACTATGAGGTCCATCATAAAAAATGATATTAGGTTTGAATGGAAATTCTTCAACATTTAACTCTTCCATCCTCCCATTCATAACAGTAACATTACTGTTCTTTGCATACCTTTCTACATTCTTAATGAATACGTCTTTTGGTAATTCTTCTTCACTTTCCCAACCATCAACATCTCTCAACGGTTCTATTTTCTCACTGCTCCAATCATCTACTGCTATTGCAGACATCGAGTTGTCTTGTAAAGTAGAACATAATGTTGCTCCTTGGAAAGAACCTATTTCTAAATACCTTGCGTCAGGCATAGAACCTATTTTATTTAATAAGAATTTAACCTTTTCTGAAGTCAAACCTACAATATCGTTCATCACTCCATCAAATTCAAATGCTTCTATTAACGAAGATTTAACGTGTTCTGCGTATGGGTGTGTTGTGTAAAATTCGTCTTCGCGTTTGGCGTTGGACACGTCGTCACAGTAATGACACTTCCAGCAATCGAATTTGCAATTTCTAATCTTATCTCTCCAAACCTTAATTGGTTTGTTTTCTAAATTAGACTCACCTATATAACTCTCGAAGTCTTTGAATACAAAAGTCTCGTTGTCTTTGAATCGTTTTATTAATTCTATACTTTCAAATTGTCTTCTTAGGTCTTCCCTTCCGTGCAACTTAAATACGTCAATACCTAATTCATTTATATATTCGTCCCAATCCTCTTTCCAAGGTGATAGGTTTGCTATCTTTAAACTGTGCGAAGGGTCTTCGGTTTCCCATTTAGGGCAACTGTTTTTACTTATTGTATCGAAGAAATATGGAACATCGTCTGCAACCCTTGTTGAATTGAATGTAAAATGTTCGTCCATTACTGGGCATTCACCAACACACCCTTCGTTCACCAACAAAGAAACTTTAAAGTCGGGATTATACACCTTCCTTACAAAATCTCGTGCTTCTTTAATTTTCAATAAGGTGTCTTTATCCCTCATCAAATCTCTATCCAAATTGACCAAATCAAATCCAACCTTTCCTAGATACACAACCTCGCTTGGAGTGTGTACATCACGGATTATTGTATTCTTTACTGTTAATTTAGGGAATGCCTTTTTGAGTTGTCCACCTGCCATCCAAAGACTGTGGGGTATAGTTACCGTAGTTACACCCATATCATATAAAGGTTTGAAGTATTCTATAAAAGTATTAAGGTTTTCTTGTTTGGGGGAAATGTGTATGTTGTTAAACGTTGCAGATACAGGAATACCCAAAGTCTTGCCAATAGTCATAGCATTAAACGCAACTTGAACAAAGTCCTTTTCTTCAAAAATATCACCCATCGCATCTTGAGTAAATGGAGGCATCCTACAAGTGAAGTATAAATCGTGGACGTATCCTTTTACTTCACTTACTTCTGATATGAATTGGTCTGTTTGTTGTAGGTTTAATTTTGAATTAATTGGTAAACTAAAAAGTCTATTCATCATCCAATTTCACCAATAATTTATCAGTGATAGAAGGAACGTCAAACTTTGGCAACGATCCTTCGTTTGTATGAAGACCTTCCAATACATTTGAGTTGATTTGAGACATTCCGTCATTAAGTCTTTGATTGTATTGTAATGCGACAGCAAGAGTTTCTACTTGTTTATCTTCGGGCATACCAGCAATAGCGTCCATATTACCAACACCAATTCTCCCCGATGATACCATATCCATTGCAGCTTGTTTAGCCATACGAGTGACCCAATACTTTTCTTCCTTTTCTTCAATGTCGTCTTCAAGCATCGAAACTACTTCTTCTGTCGTTTCAAAGTTATCAGAAACGATACTTATTAACGTTTCTAATTCCATGAATGCTTGCTTATGCCTTTTGGTATTAACCACTAAATCATATTCCAACCGTTCTAATTCTATCTCAAGTAGTTGTTTATTGCCTTTCCTTCCTTCAAACGATTCAATATCTTCTTTTAACATATCGATTTTAATCTTGTTTGTTTTAATTTCCATTACAATAGTACGTTCTACTTGAGTTCTGCTTTCGATCTCAAGCATAACTTGATCCATTTTTCTGTAATTGGTAATTGCGGGGTTAATTACAAAGTTTTCCATTTGAAATTTTGAATACCCTTGTGTTCTATTCATCGAATAGTCTAATAATTCCCGACCAAATTCGTCTAATGTTGAGTATAGGCTACTTTCTTTTAGTTTGATTGTATTGCTCATTGTTTGTTCTCCATAATATAATTAGTTTGGTTTATAATATCATACCGATTCCTAAAATAGGAATCTGTGGTGCAAAATTCAAAAGTATCGCGCGATCTTTACTGGACAACCCCACAATAGTCCATAACATGGCTCCCACCATGTGAATATATACGTTATATGGAAAAAGGTGTGGCTGGCTGTGTAAAAACATCGCCGCAACAATGGTACTTGCTGACATGTATCTTAAAGGTGTTAAAAATCCCATAATATATTCATAATAATTTACTTATCTACAAATATATATATGGGATTTTTTAACGAGTTTTATTTAAAACTTTACTTCGGTTATGACTGGAGTAGAACGAAGAACTCCTTCTTCAAAAGAAACTCCCTTTTCGACTGCGATTTTATATGGCATTTCAATACCAAAATTAACTTCATCCCATTCCAATAGGTCTTTTACATTATCAATGGACGTTATTTCGTCAACCTTTGCTTGCTGTTGTCCGAGTAGAGTAGACACCTCAATATTATAAGAAGCAACGTTAGATGAAATTTTAGCAACCAAGTCTGCAACACTAATTCCTCTTGCTTCTGATAAAACATCAAGAACTGGAGTGGCAACAGAGTCGTCTGCAGAATATGCGTCTGATTCTTTAACTTGAGCAGACCAAGTTGAATATTCTAGTTCAGGAACGTCTGCGTTTAATCCTTTAAACCTAAAATCAAATACGTCTTCAACATTAGAAATCAATACAGTTTTTAAGATACTTAAAGAAGCTGCTTTTATTTCGTCTGACAATTCAACATCAACCTTTTCGTCATCATTAGTTTCCTTTGATGAAGAATGTTGTCCGTCACTTAATATGTAATATTTATCTTTCCATTTTCCTACAAACATTGCGCCTGTTTCAACAATATTGTCTGGTAAGGTTTTAACATTACCTTTGATGAAATTGATAGGGTCGTTTGCGTCCACCTGGGCGATTATTCTACCTCTAACATTAAACTTAGGTACTACTGACGCTGGGTATCCTGCGCCTGATTCTTTATATAAAATATACATTATTATGCTCCTCTTGTTCCGCAACCACCCGAAGATGCTCCAGGGTGTCCTTTAATTTCTCCAGCTGCACCAAGAACTGTATGTGAGTCTGAATGATAATATGTTTTGTATGAGTGATTAGACTGACAACCATGTGATCCACAATCTCCTAAACCATACCCGTGCTCTTGTCCGATTTCAAAGTTAGTCTCACCACCAATACCTGCTTTAAAGTTACCAGTATTAGCACCCGAGAATGTAGTAGTGTTGTATTTTACTACCTGACTTCCACTTGTACTATTTCCGTTGTTTTCGATATACATTCTACCGTGTTTAGAAGGAAGAGTTTTAGAGTGAGTTTGAGCACCAACAACATTAGCAAAAGCACTCCAAGCTTCTGTTGAAAAATTCATTTTTTGAGAACCTTTAGAACGGAACCCATGAAGGTCGTCACCCCATTGATTTGAATTTTGATGGTCTGACGAATCTCCACTGTATATATTAGTAAACGACCCAGACGAGAAGTTATGTCTATCAACATTACCAGTTCCAGCACCATAAATATATGCCATAGTTCCTTCTTGGTTTTGGAATTCGCCAGAGTCATTTCTTGATGCAGTCATATTATTTACAGAGAACCCTGTCTCGGAGAACATATGGAATCCTTCAACATTTGCCGAAGCACCCATAGTGTTGCCCGATCCATATAAGAACGCATCTAGGTCAGAAAATCCACCAGTACAATAACCACCAGATCGTGCAAGAACGTCTCCTAAGTTTGTTGTGATATCTGTTGCGTGTACAGTTCTATTCACATTTCTCCAAGGAGAACTACCTTGGTAACCACCCATCATGTATCCCTGAGTATATACTATTCTTAATTTAAAATCAGTTTCTGCCCAAAAGACTGTCCCTGCAGGATTGGCCATTAAATATGCGTCTGACTGTAATGAAGCAGTATCTGGGAATGGGTTTAGTCCTGTTAATTGAGCACCATCTCCAACAAAGGTATTTGCTGTAACAGTACCAACTGTAGTTTGATTCCCACTAACCGCGTGATCACCAGTAACAGTATTAACGTTGATTGCGGCAATCGCCGTGTTCATGTCAGAAGTTAATGTTGCAACAGCGCTTGCTGTATCAGATGCACTACCACTGATCGACGTGTTTGTGTCAATTTCTAGTTGTGCAATTTTAGCGTCAACGTTAATATTGACACCGTCGATCTTATCGTCAATCTTTTTGATTTTCCCGAGGGTTAATATGTCCATTCCCATTTGAATTTACTCCTATTGTAATATCTTTGTATTAAGCTTCCCAAATATCTCTTAAAGATATTGTGCCCTGTGTGTTAATTAAACTACCATCATATTGGTATGTCTTATATGTTAGTGTTCCTGGTGTACCTTTCTTCCATGTCTGTAACTTAAACGTCCATGAGTCGTTAATTGAGTGACCACCATCATTACCAAACTGAATCATAACACCGTTCTTAAAGTTAGTATCAGATACTCCATTAGCTGCGAATGGACTTGCGTTAGTATTACCTTCTGGTCCGAATAATGCAATGTTGGTATTTACTGCATTAATTACAGCACCAAAATATAGAACCTCACCGTCAACTGTAACTTGTGGTTGTTTGTATGAAGTACCAGAATTTGTGATTGTAATACCAGAAACCGCACCACCCGCATTCAACGAAGCAGTAGCAGTAGCACCAAACCCAGTAGGGTTTGGATCAATATCAACAATAGTAACACGTTGAGTTCCTGCAACATAATCTTTCCAACCATCAACAACAACAATCGAACCGATTCCGTCGTTAAGGATAGCAGTAGATGTGAATAAGTTACCAGCAACGTTATTTTGAGTAGAATTACCTGCATCATTTCCATTACCATATGTTCCTACTGAATCAGAAACAATACAAATAGGGTTTGTGTAACCAGCACCACGAGCGGTCATAGTAATACTTTCTACATATGAATCTACACTTGGAGTTAATACTAAACCAGCACCCAACCCAGAAGCATCATGAACAATGAAGTCTACGTCTGTGTATCCAGAACCTTGATTATTAACCGTAATAGCAGTAATAGTACCACTTGCGTCAATAGTAGGGGTTATAACAGCACCAGAACCAAATACTTTAGTTCCATTTACGTCTCTACCTGAAGGGTCAACTACAAGAATTCTAGTATTTGCATCATAACCAGCACCACCATTATCAATAGTAATATCAATCACTTTACGGTCTATATTTGCAGTAGCGTAAGCACCTTCACCAGTACCTGATACGTCAATAACTCTTACCGAATCTGCATTTGTATAACCAAAACCTTTTTCTATAATAGCAACGTTAGTCAATGTGCCTGCAGCGTTAATAGTACCTTTAGCACGTAAACCACCACCAGTATTTGAAACGATATCAATGAATGTAGTATTTTCACGTACATACATTCTACCGTCTTGTGCGATACCAGAACCCGTTAGGTTGTAAATATCAGTAATATCTGTGTCTTTAGTAATAACATAATCCCAAGTAGCAGATTGTGGTAACGAAGGAGAAGCAAAGGCACCTTCAACGTTTTCTACTGTATGAGCTGCAGCATCATTATTAGTGAAGTGGATTGTATCACCCACTTTAGCTGTAAATTCAGAAGGGTTAAATAAACTTGATGTAATTCCTACATTGATTGTTGCCGCAGTAGAGTCAGTATAACCTGCTCCTGGAGTATTTACGTTAATAGAAACAACCGCACCATTTACTAAGTTTCCACTTAATGTAGCATCCGTTGTGGCTGCACCACCTAAAGTTTGAACCGTTATATTAGTGTATCCAATACCAGAATTAGTAATAATAACATCAACAACCGTTCCTGACTCGTCTAATACAATATAACCAGCGGCGTTTGTGCCATCACCGATAAACTGTAATTGAATATCAGGGTTAATTTCATTAGAAGAAGAGATCGGTCCATGTTCATGGCCCGCAACAACATCATATACATCAAAATTAAATTCTTCTACAAATGAGTTCCATGACATTGTAACATCATGAGTATGCCCTGCGTCTAGTGTTGTTTTTGTAATAGGTGAACCTGCTTTAATTTGATTCACTTCTGCTTGAGAAACTTCAATAATGTGTGTATGAGCACCTAATCCTCCGATATCAGGTAAATTAATTCTCCAGAAACCGTTGTACCCTGCACCACCATTTATGATATTGACCGAACCAATAGAACCATCACCAGTAGTGATAGCACATACTGCCGGAGTGGCAACTGAATCTTGATCAAATATACGAGCAATAGTTCCGTTTGAGAAACCGTTACCACCATTTGTAATTGTGATATCAGAACAACCGTCGTCATATACTGCGTTCACAATAGCACCAGTACCTAACTTACTGTTGTGGTCAATTGTGTATGAATATGTATCAGAGAAACCTGAGTCGTCGGAGATGAATACTTTATAAATTAAACCATCAGAAAGTGCACTGTCATAAGTTTCCCCTGCAGTTACAAACTCATATTCACGTGTAAAGTCGTCCAAAATAGAAACATTTGGTGTGAAGTATTTTTCACATAAGTCTGGGTCTTGGAAAGCGCCTGAATTATCACCATCAATTTCAGAAGCACCCATGTTTGAAACAACACCCCAACCCGTAGCACCAGAAACACCGTCATGACAGTACGACTTATATGGTTTGAATGTAATAGTGTCAGAATCCATGGCATATTGTCCACTAACACCATCATCATAAACGTTACCAGAACCGTCTTCTATAGAAACAAAATCTCCAGCAATAATTCCTTCGAATGTCATAATAACCGGCGTGCCTCTTGTTAATAAAATTGAGGGGTTGTCCGTGTCTGCAACAGAAGTGTTATTAAGGATAGTTAAGTCCAAAGCTGCATCACCGTTTTTCTCATTACCCGTAGCACGAAAAGATTTGATATTAGATGCGTCTGTGTTGATGAAGAAGTTGTATGATTTAACTTGCTCAATCGAAGTTTTAAGTCCACTTTCATCATACCCTAGGATTTGATGATTTACAAAAGGTCTTGCTTCACCAGAAATAGATAAAGTTTCGCCGTAAGAAATAATTTGTTCTTCTGCGTTATATACGATATGATGAGTTTCAAAATCACCTTCTCTGAAATATGTAACATTTCCGTTTTCGTCAAACTTATAGTTATCTAAAGAAATATCTTTGGTCATCGTTTGGTCAGCAATTAACTGATTTGTTTGATGAATAGAGTAACCAGCACCAGAATCACCAGTGTATTGAGCAAGGTTATCTTCAAAACTTTGAAGTGCTTGAGCGATAATAGCGTCTTGGGCTGCTACGTGGATAGTATAGTCTGTTGTTAATTGACCTAATGTAGTAGTAACGTTTCCTTCTAATGTATTAGCATTATCAGCAAGTAATACACCAGAGTTGTTTGCCCACGGAACAAAAATATCATTAACAAAAGATTTTACTTCGTTATTGATATAAGTTTCAACAGCAGTCATTGCCTCATTAGTACGTACAACTACTTCCGTTTTAAAGGTATTTTGTTGTGCTTCTAATGGTGCTGCAATATTGGTATTCAACCAAGTCTTCATTGAACCTGCCATAGCATTCAATTTAGAAGGAATCATTACCGCAGGGGTATTAGTATAAATTTCTACGTCGTTAGCAAACTCGCCAATGTCAATAGAGTTGAACGTAACGTCTGGAATGTCGTTAAACGAGTTGACCGCATGGGTAATTGTATCCAATGTAATAGACATTTATCTATCTCCTAATTAATTTTGTATAACACTTATTGTATTATTTATATTTATAAAACTTTTACACAACTCTATTAATATAGAGTTGTCTTTTTATTTTCTGTACCTTATCAAACTGGTGTATTATCAATAACCTCATCAACATCATCGTAATACGTTTCAATAACATTCTCTCCAAAACTTTCTAAAGTTCTAAATCCAGCAACCACACGACCATTAAAGTCAAGGTTTTCTGAATCTGTATTATGTTGCTTCCATCTAGACTCACTACCGATCGGCATACCAAACACATTCAACGCACGACCTAACAATAGGTATTCGTCAGAAGAAAGGTTAGGAATAGTTCTAACTGAAACTTGATCCCAGTAAGTAAAACCGTTACCAGTAGTCGCAAGAGTTAAGTAACACACTCCAGTTGCACCAGCAGTAAACACCATATCTCTATGAGCGGTAGGGTTAGAATCATTAGATGAATCAGCAATTAACATTTCACCATATTGGTTATTGTCAGGTGCAGGTCCAACCTTAATTACAGAACTAGTAGGTCTATCAACAGATAAGAATAATTTATAATTATCTCCTTCAACTACGTCAAACGAAATATGAGCAATACCTCTATGTGCTTCATCAGTACCATTAGTAACAATTACACCGTTGTCATTATCGATGTAAGAACTACCACCTTCTTCAGAAGCAAAAGTCCAATTTTCATTAACTTCTTTAACTGTAACTGTATCGATAGAACCTTTGAAACCTCTGCTGTAGTAGAAAGGAATATCTGTTTCTACTGGACGTTTGTCCACATCACCAATAAAGTGTAACTTAGTATCATAACCACCAGCACGAATGAAGTATGTCTTTTCACCTTCATTTACAACACCAGTAGAATGATGGTCTAGTACAGGAACTTGAACTTCTTTCATCTTAATAGAACCAATGATACCAGAACCGTTAGTGTTAATAGTAATTGTATTACCAATGGCACCAGAAAGAACGAAGTTATGTAAACCTACAGAATCAACCATAGGTCCAGTTACCATATTAGCACCCTGACCTAATGAAACTGTCATATCTGAATTAGTAGTTGTAATACCAGTTTTGATAATCTCATCATGACCTTCTAAGAACGTCTGAGAAGTAATAATAATACCAGAATCTGCTGTAAGTAATGTAATTTCGTCATATGCAATATCATTTTCGTCTGATATTACCGTTAGAACTCCATTAGCAAATCCAAGAACAATATTATGAACATCAGAAGCAGGTAATCCGGCACCACCGTCTTGCGTCAATTCTGTCATTGTTAATTGATTAGTAATACCGTTTTGTAGGTTATCAAAATCAACAAACGAACAAGAATAGTCGTAGTTAGGTTGTGTTGGAATCCAAGTATTTCCAGCAGATAAACAATCCGTAGATGTCGTATTTGATGGATCTGGAGTACCGTCATTAAGGAAACACATATTATCTTGCGAGTAACCCAATTGCATAGTACAAGTTTCTACTGTGCTATCAAACGCAAGAGAGAACGTATGCGTATAATAAGCAGCGTGAGTAGTATCAGACTGTTGCAATGTAAGAGAAGAACCTTCGTTGGCAATCATAAAGTCATACTGCGACTGTTGCAAATCGATAGTATGATAATGGTTTGCCTGAGGTCCAGGTCCAACTTGGAAATTATGAACCGTACCTGTTACTGATAACACTTCCATAGTAATTTCATAATCAACTATGTTATTTAAGTTATCAGTGAAAGTGTAAGTAATTCCGTCGGCATTTGAGTTTTCAAAATTCAACCTAGCATTTGCACTATCTATTGTGTATGCACTTCCTGGTGAATTCCAATTGATGTTAATACCACTAGCATCAAAATTCCAATTAGAAATTAAGTTGTATGGGTTAGTACCCAATGCTAATTGTAAACGTCCTTGAGAACCATCACCTTCTGGGTCAGTATTTGCTAAAGTATATTTAACTTCATACAATTTACCTTCTTGGATATTAACAGTCTGATTGATTTCAGTACGTCCTTGAACAGAACCGTCGCAATACGCTTGACCATCAGTATTAACAGTCCAACCATCACCAAGATACCAAGCATTTTGTCCTGATACACGTTGCTTCAGTGAAACGTTATCTACTTTACCAGCACCACTTGCAGTAAGTTTCATATGTGTAGTATTAACTGGAGCAATTAACGTTTCAGAGTACATTCCTGCGTCTGTGTTAAAGTTACCAGTAACCGTAGTGTCACCAATTAACGACAGTTGAACAGTACCAGAATTACCACCAAATTGATCAACAAAACCTTCAATGATTTCATAACCAACTTCATATTGGTCACCGTCAATGACAGAACCTGTTACGATTTGTTCAATATTACCACCAACAACCGCGTCAGTAGTAAATGCCTGACCTGCACTAATTTCGAAAGAACCATTTTCCGACCAAGGTGCTTCTTGTAACAACACATTAGTCATTTCAATATTAGAACGTTCTGTATCATCTAATGAGATATAGAATTTACTAGTACCAACAAGTCCAGTTGTGGTTAAGAATGTCTCTTGACCAATTCCGGCGGTCAAGGCGACTGGGTCTAAGTATGAAAGTGAACCGAATTCAATATCCATTGCCTGTGCTTTAGGGATTGCTCCTGCACCATAACCAGTAATCAAGTTACCTAATCCAGTAACATCCGCCTGAGTTCCCTTCACTGGGAACGAATTCTCAGGAATAGGTTGTACTTGGAAGAAGTTTGGACCAGAACCGTTGTCTACAACAATCTTGTCCTTAATCCATAATGGAGTCCACATGTTATCTTGTCCGTGATGGTAGTAAACTACAATTTCATCACCTGCATCAACAATAGGTAAATCTATAACATTTAACGTACCAATCATAGATGAATGGAACTCACATTGATAATATAACGTATCGGGTGCGTCCATAGGAACTGTAAATTCTAATACTTCAACGTCGTCGTCACCAAATTGACCAGTAACACCTTCGTTTGGTCCGTAACCAGTAACAGCTCGAGAACCAACAACACCGTTAGTGTACTCACCGAAGTATGAACCAGGAGTAAAGTTAGATCCGTTGTCGGTTGTGATGTAGAAAGGGTGACCAGGAGCATTAAGTCTAAATCTGTAAACTCCACCACGGTATATGTTAATAATAGGGTTTGTTCCTTCAATCATACCAGACTTATCAAATTTATATAGTCCTTGGTATGATTCAACGTGGTATGCTAAGTTTAACTCACCTGGAGCAACAAACGGACCAAGTCCAGTAACACCGTCAGCACCAGTAAGACCAAAGTCTTCAGGAACTGTCCATGTAAATTCTTTAGAGAAGTTACCAATAAATTGTGGACCTCTCCATTGTGCCAAACCAACATCGCCCGTTGGGTTAAGTGCAGAACACACAGACTCATCGTCAATACCATTATAGTACCAACCGTCAACGTCTAGTTCTTCACACCAACCACCAAGTCCCATACAAACTGGGAAAGGTTCGGGACCAACCCACGTGCCAGGCTCTTCGGTAGTATTAACAAACGGGTTATGGTCACCAGAAACGATAGTTAGACCGTGGTTCGCTCTCATTGATACACAATGATAATGGTCGAGGCCTGATACACCATCTTGGCATGCACTATGTGTCATACCTGCTTGTACTAGGTTGTCCCAACCTGCACCTGGAATTGCTTTAATACCAGCAGCGTGCATGTACATAGGAACTAAATTGCCCGTTGAAGGGTCAATCTGTGTAATATGTCCAGAAGGGTTCCATGCATTATTTGTAAATTTGTATGTACCACCACGGAATAATTCAAAACCAGCCTTTTCACCAGTAATACTGTCGTATAGTGTTACGTCACCAAAACTTTGGTAAACTGCTTCATCTCTTTGATACGGAGCATATGATGCAGCGGTTCTGTCCCACCAAGACCAATACCACGGAGAGTTCTGAGCACCTTCAACAACAGAAAGGTTTGGATCAGCAAACGTAATAGTAGTTTGCGTATCAACAATAATTTCCATATGTTCAGTAGGACCATAACCATCACCAATAGCAATAACTGTATGGTCACGCATAGCACCAGGAAGTTCTGATGGAGTGTAAGGTTGAGGACCAGAAGGCAACTGTACAACATCACCAACAACTAATCCGTGTAAGTTTGATTCAATTGTGTTAGGTCTAGACCATTCAATCTGCACACCTTCTACGTAAGCAGAACCAATGTGGTTTGTAATATCTCTTTCAACTTGGAATCTGTACGATGCTAAGTCTGCAACAACCGTGTACTCTTCAATAACATTATGAATAGTAGGAGTAGTTCCTGGAGCACCTGCAAGAGGATAAATAATTGTTTCTGTAACAGAAACATTATCTGCGTCTATTACAGATTCTACCCAATAGTTTGTATTACCATGATGAATTCCATTAAAAATGTTCTGGAAATGTATTCGTTGACCTTGAACCAACCCGTGATTTATAGAATATATACCCTTTTCTTTCTTAACATAACCAGGAATATCCGCAAAAGGCAGTTCAATAAAGGCTGGGTTACTTCCAGCACTAGAAGAACCGTCGTTCCATTGTGATATTGAGAAACTAAACGATCCAGGATACCAAACACGACCAAAGTCATGGATGTGTTGATCAATTACAGTAATTGCGTAAACATCATTTACTGCATCAACGCAACCAAATTCAACTGTATGGAAATGCTGAGGATCTGAAGTACCAAAGTCTGACGTTTTAGTCATAACAACACCAGTTCCGTCATGCGCAGTAGTTCCGTCTGGGTTATCACCAGTCACAATTAGCAAACCTGCCTTTAGTGTTGCTTCTTCTGCTTCGGTGATCAGAATTTCATGATAATGACCGAAGTTTACTAATTCAATTTTAGTACCACCAGATACTTCGTTATATACATCTAATCCGTGCGTGTGGTTGCCAGTCATTCCGACTAACCAAATTCCGCCAAGTCCTCCGTTTAGAGTTAAGTCCCAAGTAAATGTACAATCGTGAGAGTGTCCTGTATTATCTGCGTTCGTTGCTATAACTTCGTTATTTCCTAACTTAACATTATCAAACTGTGCAGTAGTCATAGTGACTGTATGAATATGTCCCATTTGGTTCACGTCGTCTAGGAAAATGTCAACTTGTTCTTGTCCTTTTACAACAGCAGAAATTTCAAACGTTTCCCATGCCTTTTCTCCAAAAATCACCGAACCGTCTGAACCATAACCAGAACCACCTGCTGTTAATGTAACCGCAGATATAGAACCAGATATAGAACATTCAAACAGAGCTGCTGTGGTTGGATTACCACCAACAATAGTAATGGTTGGGGTTGTTTGGTATCCAACACCAGAGTCCGTAATAGTAATGCTGTTAATTTGCCCAGTGGCTGCGTCATAATTGGCAGTTGCTGTTGCAGGAGTAGTTGGGTCACCACCTGTAAATTGTACAGTAGGTTGTGATGTATAACCACCACCACCGTAGTTTATATTGATAGTAGAAACTACACGACCGTCGTATGTTGCTATTGCAGTAGCTCCAGAACCGCCACCACCGGCGATAAATAATAATGGAGCAGATTCATATCCAGCACCTACCGCTAATTGTGGTGTCCAAGTTTCTGAGTTGGCAACACAAGTTGCTTCGTCTGAGTATATTGTGTTTGAACAAGTTCCGTTATCTTCTAACGCAATTGATGTTACAATACCATTTTGAATAACAACCGACGCCTGTGCCTCAAGTGTGGCGTTTCCTCCCGAAAATGTTACATCAACCGAACTTGATGTATCTGTGACGTTTTCTGGTCCAGATTGGAATGAAACAACGTCACCAATAGATAAGTTGTGGTATAACGATTCTATGTTCGTTTGACTACCAACACCACCAATTGAGGTACATGGGTTGTCCATTTGCAAACTAATGAAGTATGAATTTGATAAAGAAGGTAGTTCTTCCATAGTACCATAGTTGATAGGCATTCTAACTGTATCACCTTTATTCAACCCGTGGTCGATATTGTAAACGTATCTATGGTCAGTTTTAGTAAGTAACCTTCCTTCTTCTAATGGATGGAAAGTACAATGGAAGTAAATATCATGGTATCCGTCAACAACCCAAGACCAATTAGATCCAGGCGGCATATCAGGAGAAGTAAATGAGATGTTGTCGTCGGATACTGCATTGTGTAATAAGTAGTTTGTCGAAGGGTTTGTAAAGATTAATGTATCACCTTCACGAGCAACTACGTTGTATGGAATAATGTCGTGATTTTGTGTAAGTGGGTCGTTAATGTTACCTTCTACCCAAACTCCACCAGAACCAGTACAAGCGAGTTCCATAGCAGGAAACGCGTTGTTATAATCCGGGATTGAGGTGTCGAATGGTACAATGACTCCATCACAAGTAGGTAATATCATATTTGCATCTTCAACTACAGATACAACATATGTTATTGGGTCTGGTCCACCACCACTTTCCGAGAATACCATTTCATCTTCAGAAAGAACGTCCACCATGTTCTTAGCACCGTTAGGTAAGTCCCAACCAACATCATTAATAACTAAATCATATGATAATTTGTATTGTGTATTAGGTTTTAGTGTAGAATTAAACCAAACTGCTGTCGCGCCATTACCGTCAGAAATTCCTGAGATAATATTAGTTCCTTCTGCAATTAATGTATCGAATTTATACGTAGTTCCGTTTGCCCAAGGCATTGCAATGTCAGTTCCTACTTCGAAGTTTGAAGATTTGGCGATTTCAACTTCTAATGCGTCAGAATCAAAATTAGGGTTTTGTACAATATTGCTTGTAATATATTCAATAGAAATGTCACCGTTGTTTACTAGTTCGTTAGGAGTGGTAAAGTCAGCAGACTTATTAGCAAGGTTGATAATGAATTGACGGTAAGCGTTTAAATGCTCCATATTATCCATAATCTCCAAAGATTTCAGCATCAATGCTAAGTCTTTAATTCCCAATGCTGGGTCTGAAAGTTTAATGGTCAAAGAATCTAAAAAGTCTTCCTTCTGTTGGTCGATTTTTAATAATTCGTCTAATGTAAACGATGAGTTTGTATAATGTGACATTTTTGATTCCTGTATTATTCTTCTTCAAAGAATGCCATTTGCAATGATGCAATGACGTATGGGTCTGAAACACCTAACATTTCAAATTCGTACAGTCGAACAATGTTGTTCTGCTGTTGAATCATTTGGTTAGTTCTTTCTCTCCAAGTTTTAAATGTATCGTCCTTTCTTACATAAGGTATTTCTCTGGCTGTAGATTCTGTTGCCATATTAATTCTCCTTATTTAATAACGATTCAACTAGTGAAGTTAGTGTATTTATCTCACTTCTCATACTATTTATAACTTTCTTATTACTTTGTTCTTGTAGATTTCTAAGTTTTTGTCCTGCAATTACTTTCTTTCGAGCATTATATCCGTCGGTGTCTTTGAAAATCACAGCACCCGTTATTGGATCTTTAGTATATTTTAAGTCTTCCATATCTATTCTCCTTATGTTACAGCAAGTACACGCAATTCTCTAATCGCAGGTAAGTAAACTGGGTTTGTAGTATGCAATTCAACTTTAATTCTAAACGAACTAAACTCATTTGTAATCTTTTTCAACGGTTCGAATGTATGTTCAATAAACTCCATGTCTGTTGAAATCTCAGAGTTATTATTAGAAGAACCTGAATCCTTCATTTCTCTCCATACAACTGGATCAGATTCAATAATTGCCATTGGGAAATCAACATGGGCCACATCAACAGAAGAAGTTATTTGTAATAAAGGAACATCTTCTGTGCCTTGCGTTCCGTCTGGTAATATTACTACTTTGTAGAATTTTCTATCTAAGTCGTTTCCAGAACCAGAACCAAAGTAAATATCACCAACTGCGTAGTTGACCGAAGAATTATACTTTTGAACACCTTCTAAGTCGTACTTTGAAACCCAACAGGTATCAATAACCTGTTGAGGGAACGAAATATCAGTAACATACATTCTTGTTGTGTTATCTGTATCGTCGTCACCATCAATATACATACTTGATTCAAACATTCCAACAGTACCATTCCAAGTTGAATAACCAGGATTAGAACCAACAGCACCGTTCCATAATGTAACTTGAATCTCTGGGGAGTTGACATATGTAAATGCATATTCTTCTTCAAAATCATTAACGGTGTAATAACCATGAGAAGTGAAATCCGCATTAGTTGTGATGTCAACGTGTCTAGGAATTACAGAACCCGTATCATAGAAAACTTTAACAGAAGTTTCGGTTTTCTCTTGAACCGACAACCACATCTTCAGGTCGTCAGCAGGATTAGCGAGTTGTACCATCTTAGATACATAAACACCTTTCTGATTATGAACTTCAACCGCTGCATCGTGTACAACATTATTTTGAGTAATAACACTTAAACGTTCAGCATTAAATACTGGAGTCAAGTTAGGGTTATTTGTTGTTACGTTAGCAAGAACTGATAAAGGAGTATATGAATACCCAGAAGCGATAGTATGAGAACCATCAAACGTCATTTGAACATCAAACACTTCGTCGTTTCCGTCAGTAACTCCCGTTATGATATTATTAGTATCAGAGTTTACTACAACACTATAATCAACATCAGTACCTTGAAGTAATAATGGGGAGAAGTTTGGAGTGAATCCTGTTGCTTGATGAATTCCATCAAAACCTCTCATATCAAACTGAGCAGTTGCAATCTCGTCGGTTTGGAACACACACTTATTTAATTGAAACTTAACGTCTTTAGTTTGTTCTGGTGTCCAAGTAGAGTTGTTTTGCGATGTGAACATTGAACCAAGGAACGGTTGTGAATTGATATATTCACCCGTAGATTTATCTTGTTCCCCTAAGTCAGAAATCCATATATTATATTCTAATGAATCTGAAATAACAACGAAACAATATTCAGTTCCATTCAACAAATAAATAGGGTCGTCAAAGGTAAATCTTGTATTTGCTGTACCATTACTTGAAGTATATACATCTTCTGGGTACAATAACTTAGTTGCTAAAGGCAATGGGCTCCAAGTAGGATAACCAGCATTCATCTCACGTATCTCGATTCTAACTGGAGTCATCTCTGTGTCTTTAGAGTAGAAGTAAATATCAATAGAGTCAATAAATACACCACCGTCCATATTAGATACCATAAACGATTCTGCAACAGGGTCGTAATATTCACGAATAGACTTCTTTGAAGTCGTAGTTGTTATTGCACCACCCATTTGAGTAGTTCTGTTTTCGTTTCCAATTTGTGTATCAGAAATATCCTCAACCTTAGTCTCTGCTTCCAACGTACTCATAACAGTTCTTTGTCGAGTATTTAATGTGCCGGCTGCAGTATAACTAGCCGATGCCTGAGTAGAAACTGTGCCGTCAAATGCGTCTTGCATAGCAAGGAACTTCTTACCAGTTCTAAACTTAACTCCACTGTTATCACTCGGAATAGTGAATTGTGCGTCCCTGATTCTACCATTTTCGTCTGTAATAATATCATCACCAAGTGCACCGTTGAAAGGTTTACAATATGCATCAACATTGACACCGTCAAATTCAAAACTCATCTTAGTAGAAGGTCTCATCTTGTCTGCTTTGATTGTAATATCTTTAGAACGCATCCAACCAATAGCAGAACTATCTAATACTTTATTATCTAAAGTAGTTCTGATGTCCTTCGCTTCTTGGTAAGTACGAGTTCCACTTCTTACAGAAGTCGACGTTCTTGTTTGGTCCTGTTTCCATGTATCGGATTTCTTAATAACATCCTGCCACATATCAAATTGCTTTGATGGTCTGTTTGTAGGAGCAACGTCTCTTGTTCCACCGATCCAAGTATTAGTTGCCATCCAACCTTGATCCCAAATTTCTTGAAGGCTGAATCCTCTAATGTTAGTATGTCCGTTAGCTGCAATAGTTCCGTCCATCTTAGTAACGTCTACACGTCCTTCCCAACCATGTACGTTTCTTGTACGTCCTCTAAATTTAGTTTCAGAAGAACCCGCAACGAAATCTTTAGCTGCACCAACATCGTTCCAACCAGTCCAAGTAGTTGCCCAAGCACCCCAACGAGTTTGAGTACCAAATGCTTCAACTTGTGCCAATACTGCGTTATTGTTTTCGTTTTGTACTACGATATCTGGTCTAAATTGGTCTTCAAACCAAGTGTCAGACGAAGGGGAGAGTTCTAAAAACCCTGTCCACGACATTCTGGCGAAAGGGTTTAAGTTTATCCAAGATGAAGCAAATTGTTGAGACAACCAAGCCTCTTCAACACTAAAGTCTAATGTCCAAGTTTTCCCTTCAGCACTTTTTCTCATACCCGTCGTGCCCGAATTAGACATTTCAAAGTCATACCCTTTCATTTCAAAAGGTGTAGTGCAAATACCCGCTTCTGGGTAAATTGAAACAAAATACTCAGTGCTAGATACGTCACCAATACCATGGTCAACGAATGGATCGATTAACATACCATTCTTGTATCTTTCAAATCCATTTGAGTCGATAACTTGCATAGAAGCAGTATCTTTTTCTAATAGATTTAATGCTGTGTAGTATTCTAATGAAGAAATGCGTTCATCTAACTCACGCAAATCGCTCATCTTGTAATTCTTATTATCAATATGTGTAACTGAAATATTCTTCGCATGATATGTGTATGGAGGAACATATAAGTTATAAAGAGTCATTTCAGATTCTCTTTCTTTTGGAAGTTTTGCTCCTTCCGATGGGAACCCTTGTTTGATTTCAAAAATACCATCAGTATTCAATACTACTCTATCTGCACGTGGTAAGTAGTAATCATATGAAACTGTAATATCACCACCAGGCAACGGTAAGAAGTTTCCTTCGTTAAAATTAGCATCCGTACATCTAAAGTCTAACGTATCAGAAAGTCTGTAAGTATTTGGTACTAAGAACCCTTCGTATGTGCCGATATCGGCGTATGAGATAGCACCGTCCGTGAATGAATTCACACCAGTAAACGAAGAACCCGTAGAAGAACCGTATGTAAATACTTCGTATGTTACTGTGTATGTACCAGTTTGTGGTATTACACTTTCATCTGGGTTTGACCATTGAACATAAGCGTTTTTGTATTCTGTATCAAAATCACCCTCGAAGAACCAAAATTCGTCAGTAACGTCATTTGCTCCAGGGTCTGTGATAGAAATAATTTTACTGACACCAGGCTCGATTATTAATTTATTGTCTGCGTCTAATACAATATCCACATCAGTTTTAGTTGTATGTGTGATAGACTTCCAAGTAGAGTTTGATATATACATATCCGACATAATTTGTAGGTTATCGTTTTGATATGTATTACTAGGAGCACCCGCCTGGTCTTCAAAATAGATAACTACGTTTTCATTACCCGTTGTATCGGCATACCACACAACAGGTGCGGTTGAACTTGTTCCTTTCTCTGGAATATTTGAACCAGTGTCTCCGTTGTAAATATAAAGAACACGTTCCCAATGCATAGACGGATATGCAGAAGCAATCGTCATGTTAGTTCCACCAGTATTAACTACACTATAATTCTTTTGAGTAGAATAGTTAATTTGACCAGCAGTCAATGTTGATGTTAATCTTGCAGTTTCATATAACCAAGGTTTAAATACACCTTTCCTGACAGTAGAACCCGTAGGTCTATGTAGTTTTGCATATACCGCAGGATTAGATTCAGAAACAACATAAGTAGCAGGAGCAATAATGTCCAAACCTTCTTCCGTGTCTAAATAAATTCTAAATGCATCCCCATATTTTGTGAAGTGAGTAATTCGTTTAGATAAGTCGATTTTATCTTGTACTTGACCGCCGGTGTATAGTGCATTTGTAATGAAATTAACTTTCTCTTTCTTAAATACATCAAAAACTCCCCTAACGTCGTCTAATGAGTTAATCTCTAAATAAGGACCAAACTCTGTACGGATATTATCGTTGACGATATGTCTCGTTGTTCTTCCTTTGGGTGCTGTTAGTTCTACAGTAGAAGTTAATTCGTTTTCGTAACCTCTAACATACGCCTTACCTGCTTCAATTTTAACTATGTAGTTCGCTTCATTGGTTTCGTCTTCGATAATTTCGATTGGAAAGTTTTTTGTTGTGTAATCACCAGACTCATCGTACGTCCTTCTAGCAAGTTCATCAACAAGTCCATTAAGTGAAGTACGTGATACAGGTTTATCAATTTTACCAACAACAATACCTATCATTGGTAGGAAGTTAGTACCATCAACCGAGTCTGATGACTTAGTTAATTTTAAATTGATAGAATACCTATCAGCACCTGGAGCATTTTGGTTATAGAAACCAGAAGCTGGATCTAGTAACCTTGGGTCAGAAGTTGCCTCAATAATAGTTTCTTCAATATCAATTCCAATTTCAGCTGTAGGAGTATCGGATGTGTAATCTACCCAAATAGTTTGGGATATAACAGGAACAAAATGATTTCCTACATACAAAATACCATTACCAATCGTAGCCTCTAGTCCTTTACCAATACCAGTCACAACGCCCTCATTACCAAGAGCAACACTTCGTATTACCGTCATTGACCCATTATACCAACTATTACCACTACATACACCGTTCGTTAAAGTAACGCCGGGAATCGTTATGTCACAGTGTGTATCGTAAGTTTCAATAGCATCACCAACAACAAACTCATTAGATAAAGGTTTGATGTAATATACAGGCTGAGTTTCGTCATCGTGTAATTGTACAATTTTACCGATCGCACCAGACGTAACTCCTTTTACAACACGACCTAACCATGAGGCGTCGGCTGTTGCTAATTGAATATAATGTCTTTTATTGACACCAATATCAGCACCAACAATTGCAGTTCCGTCTTTCCAAATGTTATTTGCTCCAGAACTTAATTGATTCTGAAGTATTGATTGGATTTGCGTCAACTCTCGAGCTTGAACAGAACGTCCAGGATTAAAAAGAATCCTTAAGAACTGGTCATTTGCGTCAAAGTCGTCGTAGTATGGAGCGGTATTGAAATTAATCGACATAGTATTATCCTAAAATGAGTGTCTAATTACACTAACCCTATATTTATAGAGTTAGTTTAAAAGGGATTTAGAATTCTACTACAAGTTTCAGGTCCTCAATTTGGTCAGGGGCACGAGTAATCGCACGTCTGTTTTCCAAATAAATCAACTGTCCAGTATTTTCTTCTAAAGATAAAGTAGCATCAGAATACACAGAAGACTGCGCTTTAGAACCACCACCGTCTAACTCTGGATTACGTAGTAAACCAATTTGACGGAAGTCATCGTTATCAGGGAAACCGTCACTAGTTTCAAGGCGAACGTGAATCAATCCATGATGACACTTAGCAGAGAAGATCGCATTAGAATCACCAAACACTGCTTGCTCAGAACCAGCAAGAACCGCGTCACCATAAATTACAGGCATCCAGTCGTTAGTAGTTGAGTTAATAATGTCGTTTAGTTCTAATTTGTATAGGTATTTCCATACATAACCATCTAATGTGTCAATTACTTGAGCAACGGTTTGTTGAGTGTCACCAGTCGCACCAGTAGGACTATTAGAAGCAGCGTTTGGTAACCAAAGTCCACCAGTAGTTGATTCACAAGTTGTTCTATCTGTTTGAATTGCTGAATAAGAACCACCAATGTAACATTTACCAAAACCACTTGTTTCTGCAGTCCAAGTCGCACCAGCTGCAGCACAATCAGTTGCACTATTGCTTGTGTAGTTGTCACAATATGCTCCACCAGGCTCTTTCACACATTCATACACTCGGTATTCTGTATTCATTGCAATAGAATGAGAACCAACAATAGAGATAAATGAACGACCTGCGTCAGGAATACCTGTTACACCTTCAGAACCGTCAAATGCATACGGGTCACCGTTGTCCCAGTCAATACGAGGAAGTACAGGAGAAATATCATCGTCCTGAATACGTTTTGCTCCAACGATATCTGCCCAATATCTTGCCTCGTCCTCGTCAAGAGGGTCTGGTAAGATAAAGTTACCGTTTGATTCGTCGTTTCCGTTCACGTCGTCCGACCATGCTTCCGAACGTCCGAATCCTAAGTACAAGAAGTTATCATCAGCCGCAACACCAGTGGTTTTAAACTGGTCGATGAAAACCATCAAGTTCTGAGTTCTAAATTTACTGGTTACAATTGCACCCATGTGTTTACTCCTAAGTTAAATGTTTTATTTAATAATTCTATTTATAATATTTATAACGTTTTTTGTTGTTACTATGCTGGAACAGGCCATATATTCGATTCGTCTATCGTAGTAGAATGAATATGGTCACCTAGTCCAGAACCTTGTTGATTTTGAATCCATTGTCCACCCTCAGCAACCATGCCTTGATATATTACGGTATCGTGGTTATCAAAGTCCGACGACTGAGATACAATTTGATATTGGAAATTTACAAGTCTAATTACTAAAGTGTGCGTATATAGTTCTGCGTGAATAGCGTCTGCTTGGGAGGTTTGAACCAAACCTCCTCCAACTAACGTAGCATATTCTGCCTCAGTTAAGAAATATGTATGGGTGTGGAAACCACCACTTAACATAAACTTATGAACGTTCGTACCCGATCCAGGGAATCTATCAAACTGACTAATTGGTAAAGCAAGGAACGTTCCGTCGTCACCTAAGAAAGGGTTAAACTTCAACGAGTAACTATGATAATGCGACAAGTTGCCGTTGGGAGAATCATAAAAAATTGTTCCAAAAGTAGGGTCTTGCGCATTAATTAATAAGTTAGCAGTTGCCAAGGTAATTGGTTCACACATTCTACCCGAGAACGGTCCTTGTGTATCTAAAGAACAACCTTGGTATAGTAAATGATCATGAGAACCTTCACCGTCAATAAATGTATTGCCAATCCATATAGTTGGTGCATTATTAACTTGTAGTATATTATTAACAAATGTCTTACGTTTGAGTTCATTTTCAATCGTCAGAGTTGATTGCACAACATCTACATCCGTTGAAACTACTGGAGGTAATACTGTAGAAGAACTTGTTCCGTCTGAAATATTAGTTGTAATAGTTTCTGTTACGTTTGTGATAGTCGTTGTCGTCGTTGTCGTAGTTGTCAAATCACTGTACGTTATAATGGTTGTGTTGTCACCAACACTCGGTGTATCTGGGTAACTTGTAGATACAGGAGATAATGCTGTTGTATTAACATTAACTTCAACTGAAGGAGGATTGACTAACGTTTCGTATGAACTTGCTATGTTTGTTTGGTAAATAGAACCACCACTTTGCTGTGCTACTGCCTCATTATTTGGATTCCAGTCAATCGTTAAGTTGTGCCAATGCAACCCTTCAGATGGTCCTAGAATTTGCGATAGGTAATATTTACCAGTATCTTGTGTTGCGTCTTCAATTCCACCACGAACGTATGTAACTGAACTTGTACAATAGAATATATTATTCAAATCGTCCCACTTAACAACATACGAGTGAAAATGTCCACCAGAAATAGAGTCATAAAGTGTAACTTGATTAATTATACCATCAATCAACTTATACGATTGATCAACACTTAACCCAACAGAATATTCAATAGTGCCGTCCGAGAATGGACCAACAACTGTGCCGTTGAAGAAGTGAGGATGTGATCCACCAGGATAAGGGAAACCTGGAGAATCAAATATAGGCAAACTATTTATAGATATCATCTGATTATATCCAGTTCCACTAGGAACACCATCTACGGAAACTGGATGCCTGTGATCAGCAGGAGTTCTAATAAAGTATTGTTGATTGTCAGCAGATACCCACTGTTCTACTTCTTGTATAACTAAAGAACCATTTAATGAGTCGAACGTTACATTGTACTCATGGTAATGGTTTTGGTAAATTGAAGAATATAATGTAACATTCTCAATAGCACCCGAAATTAAGTCGGTTGTTTGCGTGTTTGATAAATAAACTGCAGTTCTGTCAGAATTAGGTCCAACTTGGTCTAACCCAGTATCATTAAAGTAATGTTGATGAGGAATTAAAGACCCATTAAGATTGTCCCAGTCATTTGCCTGACCGATGACAGCCGATGGTGCTTCAAATGATGGGTCACCGTTCCAACCAACAGACGTTAGTAGTCCGTCAACTGAAGTTGGATGTTCGTGGGTTTGAGTTCCAACTAATATATACGCACCAGTATCACGTACACCCTCTTCCCACTCAGCAGTTTCTTCTAATACAAATGTACGTTGTGCAGAAGAATATGTAATATCATAACCATGATAATGTCGTCGAGTTCCGTCGTCTACGATTGAAGAATATAAAGTATGAACAGAACCTTCTTCTTGGTTTGCGAGAATTTCTGCACCAACCCGACTTAATGAGTTAGATCGTCTGCCATAATTAGTACCGAAAGAATCTAAAATAACATCGTCGAAGTAATGGAAATGTCCTTCAACTCCATATTCATTTGCCATTGACACCGCAAGGTTTGGTGCAACGTCAATTGTAACATAACCACCAGTATCAACAGAAGGAGGCGCCCAAGCAGTATCAGCACCAATATCGTATGGTCCCCATTCTTGAGTAACCTCGTCGAAGTGCCAACCAGCAGAAGAACCTAATGGTATTTCAACATCAACTGCATGGGACCATGCAGTAATAACTGGATGGACGTGCGAAGCTGGATCATTAATCTCCCATATTGGCCAAAATGCGTCCCACGTTGACATTTCAATATCAGAAATTTCAACAACCTCAAACATTTGTTCGGTGAAGTTGTATGTTACTTTATATCCATGTGTATGAGCTTTTTGTGTTACTGGAATTTGAGCTGGAGCGTTTGGAACGTCAACTGAACTATAAGAGTCTGTAATCTTAAAGATTTTAGTATTATTCGGTCCAATACCAGGCGGTCTGAATGTGCCAATACCAACTCTAGTTGAGAAATAAATCTCACCTTGTGTATCTTCGCCCATAGTTAAAAGNGATTCGTCGAATGTGGTTAATGTTACAATTTCCGTAACAGGATCCCAGAAAGATAAAGACCTTCTATTATATCCAACATCGTCAGACCAACCATCGAACTCTAATAAGTCATGACCTTCTGGGTTTGTTTGTCCAATGATATGGAACAATCCATCAGCAGAACTATACGTCACCGTAAACGTATGAACATAAAACTCGGCATGCACTGAATCTGTTTGTATTGTTACTACTGGACTTCCTGGGTTTGCTTGTAAGAAGTCAACTTCTGCTGTGGTTAATGTTAATGTATGACTGTGCGTCGCCCCATTAACTGCATTTGGCAACACATTAAAGTTCGCAGCAAGTCCTGCTACGGTTTCTTCTAAAGCAAATAGTTGTCCACTAGTGCCTTCCCAAGTTTTACCCCAATCTCCAAATATATACTTACCTGTCAATTCTGGAACTTCTGTGCCACGATAAACAAACCCACCTAAGACAGAAATACCAGTTCCGTGAGAATATTCATGGATAGGTTTCTTCAAATCGCTTAAATACTCTAATGTAGTGGTGTACCCTAAGTCAATTGCCATTTGGTCGATTACAGACTGCTGTTCTTCGTAGTAATGATATGATTCCATTACTCTCCAACCATAGTTGCCACCCTTTTCAACAATGTTTACCTCTTCAAATTTGTTCTGTCCTACGTCTGCACACCACAATCTATCGTCTGTATCGAAAGAAAATCTCCACGGATTTCTAAATCCGTATGCATATATTTCTGGTCTGAATGGTTGTGCTTCTGCCTGACCTTCTTTATAAATTGAATTAATGAATGGGTTATCCGCAGGAATTGTGTACGGCATACTATTAACAGTATCTTCCGTTACATCAATTCTTAAAATGTTGCCTAATAGGTTTGTTGGATTCTGAGCATTACCGTAATCACCATGACCTCCATGACCTGTTGTTGTTGATGTGTCGCCAGCATTACCACCATCACCTAAACCGATGTATAAGTATCCATCTGGACCGAATTCTAACTCACCACCGTTGTGGTTCATATCTGGTTGAGGGATTTCTAGTAGAATTCTTTCTGAAGTGACATCAGCAACGTCCCAATTACCACCAAAAGTAGCAGTGAATTCAGAAATAACAGATGTAGATAACGGATATCCAAACGATCCAGTACCTCCACCTTGCTCTGTCATATAGTAAACGTAGAATTTACCATTATTGACATAATCTGGATGGAATGCTAAACCTAGTACACCACGTTCGTCGTAATTCCCAAACGGACCTAATCCAATAACATGTTGTAATGAAGTCAAGTCCATGAACAATAAAGGTGCTGTATCAGGAACTGTCCACGTGTTTGTTGCAGGAGTCCAAGTCTCTAAACTCCAACTATTTATTGTGGACCAAACGTTACCCGCGGGAGTCCAAGTTTCACCAGACGAAGTGCATATATTTTCTGCTGTATATGAAACATCTGAACAAGTGCCCGCACTTTCACACGTAGATTGCGTAAGAAGTAGTCCGTCTGAACAAGTACCATCAACCAAACAAAGAGTTTCGTCAGTAAATGTGATGTCTGAACAAGTACCAGAACTTTCACATAAAATTTGATTGTTATTAAATGTTGTATTGGAACAAATACCTGCTAGGTCTAAACAATCTTGTTTATTACCCCAAGCATTATCTGAACATTCACCAGACACCTTCTGTAAATAAATGAAACCTGATTGGTCTATCAATGCGATGTAATCTTCATTCATTCTTGGATATGCTTTGATTGTAGCAATATCAGTATTAACCCCAACTTGTTCTGCACCAATCAAGTCGTCAATCGTACCCGAACCAGGAACATCTTGAATAAAGTTAGATGAATATATTTCAACCCAATCTACATTAGGGTTTAAATCTTCAGCCCATACTTGATTGTGTTGTAATGTGATATCTGGATTATTTAAGAATCCTCCAACGTATGAATCTGGAACATCCATGAATACATTTTGTGGCCATGGTTGACCAGTGAAATCCATACCACCCATGATTGTCTCGTCAACAGGTAAATCTGGTTTATAGTTAAAACACAAGAACGTAGTTACTGGTGTGTAAACGAACCCGTGCGTTAAATTGTTGCCTCGCCAATCTTGTTTAGTTTTCCAATCTGCATCATATGTTACAGCATATTCGTGATAGTGACCACTAGTAATTTCTCCACGAATATTTGTAATTGTTCCACCAATAGTAATATCATTTTCGTCGTATGTAGGGTTTCCTTCTTTATCTAAAGCTCCGACGTTATCGTAAAGTGTTACAGAAGCAATATCACCATCAATTAGTTGTCTTGCTTGTTCTCTAGTAAGAGGGTCTGCAGTACGTCCACGTTGTCTATCTACTACTTCTCCTTTAACGAAATATGAAACGTGTCCTTTCATAGGAGGAAGTTCTGCTAATGTAAAGTATCCCCAAGAATGACCAACATTATGACACGTTGCTTCATCAGCACTTGCTTGGTCGGAACACGAAGGACTCATCCAGAACATAGGATCACCGTAGAAACCTACACAATCTGTCTCATTTTCGTAAATAGAATTGAAACATTCTCCAACACCGTTATAACGAGGATCTTGAACTGAATCAACCCAATCGCCCCATAGAGGAGGAGTCATAATACCACCACAAACTAAGTTAGCGCCGTGGAAATCTGGTATTTCAAATGCCTCACGGTTTAATAGATCGCGTGTTTGTTGGTATGAAATTCCACTAGCGTCTATTGACTTTCCGTGTACTAATAAATTCTTTAATTCTGTTCCATCAAACGAATGAGTATGGAACGCAGAAGCACCGACTGCCATTTGAGGTAAATCTACACCTTTAGTTAATACGGTGTCNACCATAGGGGCAAATCCATCTACCTCCCCGTGCATATGTGTACGTATTCCTCCGTCGACATCAAACGCTTCAATATGCACAGCATCGATAATATCATTCGTGTTACCGTAAATAGATTGAATTATTGTATTTTCTCTATTCTGTTCCCAGAAACGGTAATTTTGTTGAGGAGCATACGACTCTACTTGAACTATTCTTAAGTTATATTCAAGGATAGATTCAAGACCTTTAGCAACCAATAATTCCCAAACTTCACAACCAATCATACGACCGTCTGTTGCTTTGAATTCTTCGTTATAAGTTCCTAACCAATCTACATTCTCGTGCGTCCAAGTATTACCAGAAGATGTCCAAACGTTTTCTGGCGATTGTGGTGTCCATATAAACCCAGAACCTTTACATAATAGTTCGGTAAATAACCCATCAGCAGCACTGGAACACGAACCAACATTTAAACAAGAATATTCGTCGTTGTTGTAATTTGAATCCGAACAAGTTCCTCCATCAACACATTCTGTGTATGATGTTATTGTTGGATCTGAACATACAGAATTAGTTGTTTGATATTCTTTTATTCCTTTAAAGGTTCTGCGTATATTTAATGTATTATCTAAGGCGCCTTGGACTTCAGTGTCTAGAATTTTAATTTGCTGATAATATGCCAATATCAATTTTTCAGGGAAAGCATCAAGTCCTAACTTAATGTTTTCATTCATTGTGAATACTTGATATAACTTACTATGAAGTCGAGTACCGATTACATTAGGTTCTGTTGTAACGTCAAGAAGTAGATGGTCTGTAGGATGATTCCAATCTAATGGTTCTAAAATTTCAGATTTTACTTCAGTTTTCTTTAGAATCTCTAATACATAATCTTCAAAACCTTGGTCTAAGAATTTCTCAAACCCTTCATGTTCTTCTCCAATTTGAGTTTCTTTCTTGGTGTATATGCTCTCGGGTTTCCATTGATTATCAACGAAAATCCACTCATCGGTCATATCCGAATAATTAGAACCAGTAATATGCTGTGACCACTCTCCTCCAGCCGCAAAACAATTAGTGCTGGCGACTAGTAGTTCGGATTCGCTTCCATAAGAGTAGTTACCTGTTGGTTCAGAACATTTCCAAACTTTTGTTCTGTAACGTTCTTCACCTTTAGGTAAAGTTGTATTGATTATCGTTCCAGATAATATTACTTCGTCTTGACCGCTTCCTTGAGGAACTCCGTTTACTATATCTTCACGGGTAGTTCCGTCCGAACGCATATGGTTCCAAGGAATAGTAATATCTTCTTGTAACTCAAACGTTTCTGGTCTAGTCCATTCGTATGTTTTACGGTGAGTGGTACGGTAACTTTGTCCTCTAGTCCAAGTTGCTCCACTATCGTTACATGTCATCTCATCTGTAATTTGATAATCAGAACACTTACCGTTAGGGTAAATATCAACCGCAACATCAAGATAAGAGAATATCGCAATAAGATATGCAGCGTATTTTTCAGGTAATTTTGTTCCCATAGGAACAGTTGTCTCAAACATATATTCTGCGAATAATTTAAGTCCAACGGGGTGTACTAATTTCTTTAATACGTCCCTATATGCTTGTACAGGAACGTCTGAACGAATTACATAAGAAAAGTCTTGGTAGTAATTGTTGTCCTGCATCTTTCTATCAGAAGACAAGAAACCTGCCGAGTCGACCCAATAACCATTAGGCAGCCAAACTGCTGTTTTAATTGTATTGTCTGTTTCTTTTAAAGATTCACATGCAGTTTTCGTTTGTGGAACGTTTGCCCCATAAGTCGTACTCCACGCAACACCATTAATGTAACAAGTAGCAGGTGCAATAATGCCATCAGAAACTACTGTTAATTTATTAGGAGTTAGTCCACTAGTTCCGACTTCTTCCCAAATTTCTTCACCCTGAACAAAAGAACCTTCGACTTGCGTCAAAAGTAATTTCTCTATTTCTGGCATAACCGCAGTTTCTTCAATATCTACAAAGGCAGTTGCACCAGAAATTTGCCCGATCACTTTCTTATTATAGAGTTTCCTTACATCTTCTTCTGGTTCTGATACTTCTAACCATTGAGGTTCGTACCAAATAGAACCCGATGCTTTTAACATAAAGTCTTTAGGATATGCTACATACGCTTCTGTATCAAATTCACGTCTGAATAGAAAGTCCAAAGCACTTTTAGTACCTTTTTCTTTATAAGACTCTTTAATGTTCTTAGTAAGGAATGATTTATCTGTGGTTTCAACCTCAGCACCAATTGCTTCGTGTGGGATATTATGGAGATATTGCTTCTCAAATTCTGGAATGAATTGGTCTAATGTGTGGTCAATATCAACATTTTGAATAAGGTCTGATATTTGTTTGTATTCACCCAGTTCTCCATTAACGTCGGTTTCACGTTCTAAGTATTCAAAATACTTTTGCATGAATGTAACGAACATTGGATGGTCTTCTCGAACATATTCGGGAACCATTCTTTCTACAAATATAGAAAGAAACTTAGCCGGAGACTCAGTGAATTGCTTATTAGACATAATTACCTTTATCTATTAGATGGGTTTAACAATAACGTTTGTACTATTTAGTACCAATAGATTATTACGTATTGTACTAATATCATTAACCTTGGGGGTCGCATACAACGATATCACTGTATTATTATCAAGTACGGGGCTGAATCCAATCAATTCGATAGTCCCTTCTTCATAGTCAATACTTCCTTGTGATGTATTAATGAACCCTTCTGCGATAATATCGTAAAGCAATACATTACCTTGTCCGTCGTCTAATAGTGCCATCTGAGAACCATCAACTGTAGATCCAAATACAGAAGACACAACCGAACCTGGATTCAATTTATTATTAAATTTGAATATGTAATTACCAATAGTATTAGAAGATTGTGTATAAAATTTCTTATAAATTTTCAACGTAGTTGTGTTATTCGTAATAGAACTTTCTGCATCGTCAATAACTCTAGTCATCTTAGAAAACTTTAAGTCAACTTTAAATTCTGTAATTTCACTCTCGAAGAATGATGCAACACTAGACCTAACTTCGTTCTGAATCTCACCGAGCGATAATGAAGTTGTCAGTGGGTCGTAATTAACTGTTGTCTCGATATCAATATATGTGTATTCTGGAGTAACAATAATAGGGGTAATTGCTAACATATTATACTTAGAAAGAATATCATCTTTAATATGATTCTTAGTAATTGGAGATAATTCAAGTCCGTGTTTAGGTTTGATTGAGATAAACACAGCACCGTATTGTGGTGGGTCGTTATCTTCGCCACCCCAAACTGATATAGAATCAATATTAGGATATTTTTCTAAAAGAATAGTTTTGTAGTCTTCCGCAGTAACAGCACGGTTTTGCCTTTCGTAAGACTTAGGTGCTGTTTGTCTAATAGATTCGGTTGATTCTGCAGAGTCCCCTAAATTTGAAGCATTAACAGTTTCAATAGTAACTCGGTTTGAATCATAATCACCACCAATAGCAACATCTAATGAAAATACTTGGTCTCTAAGTGTGGATGTATAATTACCAATTTCTCCGTCTGTTGATAAATAAACAACAGAAACCTTTTGCCCTAACTTTGGTTTTTTGCCAAATATACCATTACCGAAATAGATTTCAGTAACTTCGTCTAAACCTTCTTGTACAAACCACACTTGAGAGAACGGAACTAGTTCCGACAACAATTCATTATTAGTCCACGGAACTGAAAAGTCTGCTGGTGGTTCAATAATACCCAAAGCGATAGTCGACCTGTCACACCCGGCGTCTCTAATTAAATACGATTGAGTATCTGTACCATCAACTGTCCATTCTAGACCTTTCAATGTTCCTTGATTTACTTTAATTTCACCAGTGAAGTCGCCAGACTCATCTGGGTATATATTCACAGTTTCTAAAGCAACGAATTGTAATGCGTTTCCATTTACAGTAGATGTAAACGTAGTTCCCTTTTCAACGGGAATTGAACTTGGATCAAGTCCAGTAGTATTAAATGACAACTTAATGATTGCCTCGGAAGAAGTAACCGAACTTGGTGTATATCCAATAGTCTTTGCGTGAGAGACTACTGAGTTTCTAAGTGTTGCTGTGTCTAGAAACGACTCATTGATTGCCATATTGGCATGGAATCCCATGTAGTGGGTGGTGTATGCCATTACATCAAGCATTACAGACATACCAGAACCCTCGAAATCGTAGTCGGTAAATGTGTCTTGGTCTCTTAAAAAGTCCTTAATGTTCTTTTTAATATTACCAAATTCTAAATCAGAAACATTTAATTGTTTATCGTTTTGTGCCATATTACACCTTATCTTAATCTATTTAAAAAGAATTCTACTTCACGTATGCCACCACCACTAACTGGGGAATATCCTATTGTTACATTATATGCGTTACGTTCTTCGTCACCAATTATTTTGACAAAATTTAAATTAATCCTTGGTTCGTGTTGATGTAATGCATTTTCAATCTGTGCCTCAAGGGTTATCCTTGTAGTAGAAGTCATTGGTTCAAACAAAGAATTATATACATTTGAACCAAAATCTGGATTAAACACACGTTCACCCTTTCTAGTTTTAATGATATTAAGGATCGACCCAGTCAACGCTTCGTCGTCATAACGTCCTACGATATCGTCGGTATGAGGGTGTACCATCATATCCAAATCAATGTCTTTGTATCTTCTATTGACTTCTCTGCGTAACGGTTTCATCTATAATCCTTTAAGTTCACTATATTATATTTATACTAACCGTTGGCGATTACGTTACCAGAACCTGTCGAATTTGCACTCCCACACGCAACAGAATCACCCACCCTTGCTAGTGGTCTACTATTTACAAATACAGTAGGACTTCCTGATGCCTGACTACTTCCGTGGTCTGGGCAAACTGCACAACCATGTTCTCCCCATGCGTCACCAACTCGATGAGCTCCACGACTATTGATCATAACGTTTCCAGACGCAGATGCATTCGCCCTTCCACCATAACAACCGTGTCCTGTACAAACGTCGCCTAATCTAACCGCAGAAGGCATACTATAACCCCTTAAATGCTGACGATGTCGGAAGAACTGAACTTAATTCAACGTTTCTTGCATTTGTTATCATATCGTTTGATTTCATACTTCCTGATTTTAATCCAGATATTCCTTTTTGACATTTCCAAACACCTCCGTGGGCGGCACACGAGCTCGAGTCTGTATCGTACACCTTTCCTCCATAACACCTACAAGATGTTATATTGGAAAAATCACCAGAACTGATTGCATTTTTAACTGCATTAACGTCAGAGTCGAACGAAGAAATATTATCTTCAAACGAATTAGTAGAACCTGGAGTTTGTACCTTAGCTCCAGTAGAGGATGAATTATATGAAGGGGTTGAAAATGGAGTCTTGCCTTGTTCTGGTCTTCTATTTGCAGCTGGGGGAGTTGGTGTAAACGATGTTGGTATCGTTGGTCTTCCTACACTCCTATTTATTGATTTTGATGTGCTTTGAGTTTTTCCCCTTGACTTACCTGATGAATTTGAAGGTATATCTGCACCAGACCCAGAAGGTTCTTCCGTTGCCAAATCATTATCAATACCGTTCTCGACGGAATTCAAATCAACGTTTCCTCCAGAAACTGTTTCTGTTGTAGAATCTGCAACCTTGGTCGTAGAGTTGAATAAATCAGAACCTCTCGCAACATCGCCAAACGAAGCAACACCCAAACCTTTAGCTGCATCTGACATTGCTTTGTTTGTTGGGGAGTATTTAGAAGTAGACCACATCCCCCCACTTGATAAACAATCAGATTGGTTTGACCCAACACCACCTCTACATGACTCAGAAATAATAGTTTTAACTGCATTTGTATTATTAAACGACTCAAACTCAACACCTTCTTTCATCTTTTTAAAGTTATCTAATGCTGGGTTGAATGAGTTGTCTCCTGCAAGTGCTCCAACAGAAAGAGACTGCATTCCTGAGATAATACTAGAGTCTGAGTCGTCTACCCAATCAGAACCGTTCCATATTTGTTTTACCGATACCGTCGTCACAACTCCAGTTTCTGTTGTTACCGAAGAACCTCCATCCATACCTAAGAATTCACTAAGTTGTTCTCCTGACGATTTTACAATATTACCAATACTCGCAGTAATACCTCCCCCAACATCAGTACCGATAGTTGAGAAATACTCACCAAAAGGAACGGTGGTTGCCCCCACTTGAGTTAGTGTCGAACCTCCAATTAGTGCTGTCGGTATATCTGGGGCAAAGATATCCCCAACCGCACCGACCACATCACCATCAAGCAATCCGTCATATAAGTCTAGGATGTCATCCATTACTGGACTTGTAATTCCTCCCAACATCCTACTATTATTCACCAAAGCACAAGGATCTCCAGTAGCAAGGTTTGTAAAAGCTGCCCACTGTGCTAATTTATTTAGAATAGCATTCATAGACGCTAAGTCTTTTGCAACTAATTGGTTTAATGCGNCCTTCATTCCTGTACAAAAATCGTTAAACGGTTCTAGTAGACCCTGAACTGCGTCAAGGTTAGTAATCATGTTAGCAAGTTTTGTTGGGTTTGTTACGTCTTTAACAATTTGCTGTACACGTGACTGTATTTGAGGCAAGTCTCCAATACCTAAGACATCGTCTAATATACCTTTAGAATCAAATAGTGTAGCAAATCCTGCGGCACAATCAATTTCATCTTTATATTGACCTAACGTATTCGCAAGGTCTCTTCCTGCTTCTTGAATACCAGTACTCTTAATATAGTCCTCGGTAGACGCCTGTATTAAGTCTTGTGCAAAATTACCACATTCGTCTAATGCATTTGATAGGTTCTGAATCTCTTGCATCTGCTGATAGAACGCATTACCGTGTCCAGGAAACCCTTGCTCTAATATATATTGGTCTAAGTTTGCAGTAACATTTAAACTTGTGGCAGCGTTCTTCATATTATCAACAGAAGACATCGCAGGTGATTTTAGTAAACCACCAACTTGCCCCATTGCATCATTAACATCGTTGAACATTCCCATAAATTACTCCTATGGATTTAAGTGTATAATAGCACCTTTAATTGTATGATTCCTTGCCGACTCATCCATCTTAGTACCTGCTGTCATAATCTTGGTGTTGCCTAATACTTGCATTTCATAATCACCATGAACTGTTGTTTTGTGATTTCCGACAACTTGCATATTATAATTTCCACCCACTTTCATACTACAATTACCATCAATAGTAACAGTAAAATTACCACCGACAGTATATTCCTCACCACCCTCATCGGTTTCTGTCTTCCCTTTTATGTGTACAAATTCATCACCAACAGTAATATGGTAGTTATCAGAGATGACTTTAGTAACCTTCGTTCCGTCTGGATGTATCTCTTCAAACGTTCCTGACTTGTGCCATTTCATTAAACGTTCTGCTTCTGGTGTGTCATCCCACTCTTCTACGTGTCCTGACTCAGATTCACGTACATGGTTGAACGGGTATTCTCCTGCAAACGGGTTATCAGGTTCTGACCACGGTAAATGCCCTGATTGAGATACAGCAACAGCAACCGACACTTCTTTATCTTGTGTTCTTAGAGCATCACTTCCATCTTCAGGTTCATGGTCTTNGTCCAATTGCGTAGTTTTACTAGACCACAACTCACCTTCTACTGGATCCTCAAAATCCACTACTGCACGCCTATTAGTATCTGGTTCTTTTAAATTCTCTTTTCTTGGGTATTTCTTATTAGGATCGTTAAATCCAGTTTCACCAGGCAAATCTAACGGATATCCTCCAAGTGTGCCCATTACAACGGGGTCTTGACAATTAGTCCCGTCTCTGAAGAAACCAACTACGTGTGTCCCTTCAACTGGTCCGAGAGGGGTAGTTCCTACACCATTCATCGCAGCTGAAGTTATTGGCTGCATTGGATATGCCCAAGGCAAATCTTCAGTAGGAATACCTTCTGATTTTGATTTAACTTTTTTGTCTGTATGTAAGTGAAATATTCTAACACGTATCCTTCCCAATCGCATCGGGTCGTCTCTATCTTCCACAACACCTGTAAACCATATAAAATTATCAAATCCCATTAATTGCATAATATATCCTATTGTTCCATTGTACTTTCATCAAGTTCAAAATCAAACCCGTCTTTTGAACATTCCATGGTCATTTCGTATCCACTCGAATTTATTTTATGGTGTATTGCTGTGATAAAGTAGTTTCCACTCATATACCTATCCATTTCTTGAGAATCGTGCGAAGTAGAAGGCAATAATAATTCAAAAGTATTGCCAGCGAAAATATTAGTATCACCAGGAAGTGTTAATTTGATTAAATTAGACCTTAGTTCGGATATCTTCATATCGTATAAAGGATAATGAGACCTTTCTTCTTTGTCGTGAACGTCGTATAAGTAATTAGAACTCATATACCCTATATGCGAACTTGGTTCTTGGTCTTTCCTAAACACATCACCAAACCCAACATCGCCCAATTTACTACCTTTCGGAGTATTAGTAATATCGTACGTTTCGACCGATTTGGTAAGTATATTATGAGCAACCATTCTGCCACCATACATACCATTTGAGGTTCCACTAGAAATATCAAATCGAGTCAATTCGTCATATGATTCGGCATTATTACCTTCAATTAGAATTTCTCCGATACCACCCTGTTTATTGCCTGCGTCATTAGTTCCATTAACAGTAATCATTCTAATTATTTCTTGTTGTTTCAAATCTTCAATAGTGGTAAAATGAAACCCCTCATTGTTCTCAAAGAATATGTAATTACTATTACCGTCAACCGAAATAGAATTCTTTGCTAAAAAGTTCATCAAATCAAAAGGTTTCCAATTGGGAACCACTATATTTTTTGTATATTTTGTTGGTGTGTTTGTAACAAGGCTAGAGAAGTCGAAGTTATCGTCCCCACCAATTTCTAAAATATCTAGTGCTGTATATTCGACAATTTCAGAAGAAGTCATTGCGTTGAACGATCTGCTTATCTTTGTTGTATTATTTTTAACTAAATAAGGAGAAACAAACCCTAAAGAAAATGTTGTCTTACCAGTACCATCTAATACTCGATTAACATTAGTCAATGAATTAATAACAAATACTTTTTCTATATTATTGGTCTCCATATTTTCTGATGCATTTGGAGTTTCAATAAACACTTCAATAGTTTCTTCACCAGAACCAATTAGTCCAAGAGTTTCAATAAAACCAGTATCGTCTTCAATTATCAAAGTTCCAAACATACTATTATTGTATATAGATTCATATACTGATAATTGTTGGATGGTTGTTGTTATATCAACCTCATCACCCTTTATATTTGTCAATAAAACATACCACTCACTGGCCTGTTTCATATTAATCAATTCTGACATATATTACCCTTGTTGTTGATTCGGTAAAAGTTTTAACCTATCGCGCATTTCTTTCACAACCCTTTTGATATTTTTGGGTTTGATTGTGTTAATTCTTAGTTTTGTGTCATTCACATACATTTCGTATTCAATATTAGTAATAGGCTCTAATGTAGACTCTGGGTTATTAGATTCATATACATTATAATTGTCGTCTTGATAATGATGAACACCATTAATGTCATCATATTTCTTTTCTGTATATGCATATACTTCATTATCGAGCATTACCCAATCGTAGAAAGGGTCATATACGTCATTGATTGCACAAATCACCCACCAGTAGTCGGGTGTGCCGTACAACACACCAGAAACTACTTCTGGTGTTTGGTGTTGTTTAATTTGAGTTTTATAATATCTATCCTTAAACAATTTTACCCCGTCGTTCATAACAAACCTACGAGTAATATCTGTTATTAGAATGCCGTTGTAATCTAATTTTGGTAATAATTCTGTATATTTCTTCATGGTTAGTATCCTGCAAAAACGTCTTGTCTTGTGATCATCTTAACTTCTTTAAGTGTTATTGAAAGTTGAACTTCCATCGGAGAACCATCATGGTGCGCCTGCCATGTACCTTGAGAAGTATAATTGACTTCAACATTTGTTATAAATGAGTCTTTAATTTTAAACAACGAAGGGTTTTCTTTATCCCCGTCTAAAAATCTAACAGCAACAGTTGGTGGTATTGTTAATCG